GATTACGAACCAACTATCAATTTGATCTCTGGTAGTGGTGCTGTTGCATATCCATCCATATTGAACGGAAAGATCGAAAGTATTATTGTTACATTTGGTGGTACTGGATATTTTGGTGCTCCAGACGTTGTTATCACTGGAGACGGAGTTGGTGCAACTGCATTTGCTCAAGTAGACCTCTCATCTAATATTGTTACTGGTGTTGTCATAACAAACAAGGGTGCAGGTTATACCGCAGGTGCTACAACTGTTAGTATCGTATATCCAGGTGCAGGTGCAGTATTCCAGACTAATCTAACAGAATTGACATATAATGAAGCAGCAACATTCTCAGAACTAGGTGTTCCTTCAAATCAGTTCACAAATAGGAAAACTGTAGACACTGCAAACGGTGCAACGATGCAAGGTGAGAACTATTTGATATATGGTGGAGAATATGGATATTTGTATAATCCTAAGCAACTTAGATTTTTATTAAGGGATAATATCAATGAATCATTGCAAGAACTGAACCCCACTGCTCATTCACCAATTATAGGGTGGGCATACGACGGACATCCCATATATGGACCTTATGGTTTTGAAGATCCACAAAATGCAGCTCCATTTAATTCATATAAGTTGATGCTTTCTAGTTATGATGTAAAGACCTCTAGAGATGCTCTTCTAAGCGGTCTAGCAGACCCTATGGGGACTTATATTGAAGATTATGAATATACGGAAGGGTCTGGAGATTTAGATCAATATAATGGAAGATTTTGCGTTACTCCCGAATATCCAAATGGAGTTTATGCATATTTTGCTACAATCAAAGGTTCTGCTGGTGAACCTAAGTTTCCTTACTTTATAGGACCTAATTTCTACTCAGAAGCGGATGCTGTCAACTGGAATGGTAATGGTCTGCAGAAAAACTTCACAGAAGACGCAATTAGATATAAAGCACCATTTATCGGCACAGATAACATTGTAGCGAAGAGAAAGAAACTTGATAACAGAGTTGACTTCTTTTTGGCACTAGAAGACACCACAACTTTGATTGTGATGGAGACTGGTGAGATATTGACTTATCTTGAAGATGGAATTGGGTATTTCAGTTACTATCCAGTCATTAGAGGTGGTAGTGCTGATTCTATGGTCGTTTCAGCAACAAATAAGTATTCATCTGCAGGTGTTGACCAATACCTAGTTGAAGGTGGTGGTAAAGAGTATAAAGTTAACGATAGACTTCAATTTGACAATACTGGCACTGGTGGAGAGGGTATTAGTGCAATTGTATCTCAAGTACAAGGTGAAACTGTCAATAACTTGGCAATGGCAATTGATGCAAACACCGATGTTCATTCTGCGACTATTACAACCGCAGGATTTCATTATTTGCAACCAAATGACATTATTACAGTTACTGTAGCGGATAATCTATACACAAGAATTATTAAGACTAAAATTATAAGCAGCAAGTATCATTTTAACTATTTTGACGTAACAAGCATGAAACTCATTGCTGCATACGCAAATACTACTGCATATACTCAAGGAGACTTAATTTACGTTCAAGATAGAGTTTATCAAGCAGCAGTGAGTTCTACATCTGGTTCTTCTGCACCAGTTCATGAATCTGGCACTGTAACTGATGGTGCAATGACTTGGACGTATCTTAGGAAACGTACAGACGGTAATTTGTATCAAGGTGGTTGGACAGTTGGTTCATTGGGTTCTGGTTACCTAGATGGTACATATACAAACGTTCCTATCAAAAATAACGTAAACACACAAAGTGGTAGAGGTGGTAGGGCAACTGTTGTTGTTTCCAGTGGTGCTGTAAATTCTATTACGATTACCGAGACTGGTACTGCATATAACGTTGGTGATCAAATTACTATTACAGATTTGAACCTAGGTAACGCTGGTGGGTCAGGTTTCCTTCTCACACTGTCTCAAGTAGAAACTGAAGCACAAGTTCACTGTAATCTTGCTCATCAAGTCTCAACTGGCGATATAGTCAATATTTCGGGTATTACACCAACAGGATACAATAAAACTGATTATACGGTTATCCGTACTGAAACATTAAGGAAATTTACCGTAAAACGTAATTTTGCATCTATTGCAGCTGCAACAATCACTAATGCCGAGGTTTATGTCCAAGAACCAAAATTACAACTTATACAAGGGCACAAATACACATTTGACACTTCTGATTCTAGCAATGTTGGAAAAACACTTGCATTTACGTTAGATTCGGCAAATACCGATATTTTCACTTATAAGAACATTACTGATGAAGTTAGAGATGCAATTACTGGAGATCAGACATCTATTACAATATTAATCAAAGATTTACCTGGCATCTTCTATTATTTTGATATTCAAGGATCTACGAGTGGAAATTACTTTATAGCAATTAATGATCCTATTGTTGGAACACAAATAGTTAAATCAAAAACTGATACTACACTAACTTACGAAATGGCAGTAGCACCCGAAGTTGGTTATAGTACAGGTGTATCATTTACTACAGACTCAATTTACCCCTCAGGTGGAGTTGCAAAAATTACTATTGGTGATCCTGGTAGAAATTACTCATCTCTTCCAAAATTAAGTTCATCTACTAGATCTGGATCTGGTGCAACTGCTTTTGCAACTATTTCTGGAACATTATCTAATGTATCAGTTACAAACGTTGGATCTGGTTATAATAACAGTTCATTACCAACTGGAGTTGTTACATTACCAGATTATGTTGATTTGACACTTTCAAATATACTTGGATCATTTATTAAAAATGAGATTGTTATTTCACAAACAACACAGGGTAATCAGACTGCTAGAGGTCAAGTAATTAATTGGAACCCTATTACAACAGTATTAAGAATCAAACCACTTAGGAACGAAAGAACAGGTGCAGGTAACAAAGGATACATTATGTTCAGTACTGGTACTGCTGAGACTAATAATGTGTTCAGTGCAGATTCACAAGCATCTATCAGTGCAATAAGTGGAACTCAGGCAACTGTAGCAACTGTAGTATCTGGTGGTGGTACACTAGATGAAGTTAGTGTTACTAATCCTGGTTCTAACTATAGATCTGCTCCATCTATCATATTTGATGATCCCTACTATGGATCAGTAGATACGATTACATCTATAACTCAACCAGCAGGTAACGGAACATATACCGCAGATACAACAACCACTGGGGTAACTCAAACCAGTGTTGCTCCTGTTGGTGGTACAGGTGCAACATTTACTGTCAACACAGACGGTAACGGACGAATAGCAACTATAACCGTTACTGGTGGCGGTAGTACATATGCACTAGGTGACGTTATCACTTTTGATGGTACAAAGATACCAGGTGGTGCTTCTAGCGAAGACTTTACTGTGACAGTTAATGGATTGGCACATGCTAATCCTGCAACCATCTCTACTCTATTGGATGCTTCTGTTGACAGTATTACTGTTACGAACAGTGGATCTGGTTATCTCTCTGCTCCTAACATTGAGGTTACTGGTGGTAACGGAATCAACGCAGCGTTTAACGCTACTATTATTAATGAAGGTGTACAGTCAATTAATATAGAAAGTGGTGGTATTCAATATCAAAGTGCTCCAGTAGTTAATATTCTTCAAAAAACAGGTTCAGGTGCTTCTATACTTCTTAAGTCATCTAACATGGGTGAGATATTGAATATTGGTGGAGATAATATTACATTTAACTATTCTCACGATAGAACTCTAAAACCAGAACTTAATACAACATATAATCTACAACTTACAAGAACTCAAGTTCTAGATTACTTTACCATTACTAATGGTGGTGCAAACTTTGTATCAACACCTGATATTGTTCTTGAGGGTGGTGGAGGATCTCTATTTGAAACAAAAGCAAGAATAGAGAATGAAGTCATACAATCTATTCAAATCATCAATGAGGGTAGAGGTTTCTTAGCTGCTCCTACAGTTAGAGCAAGAGTAACTCATACATGGGTTGGATTGCAGTCTAATAGCACTCTTAACTTCCCATACAATACTAAGATACCAACAGGTACAAAAGTAACACTTCAGCAACTTACTGGTCAGTTCCCAAATCCATTAGCAGAAAACACAACATATTACGCTATTGCTGCTACTATAGCAAATGGACTAGCAGACAACCAAATTAAACTTGCGACAACTCTAGCAAATGCAAATCTTGGTACATCTATATCATTCACTAGTGCACCTGTAGGTGATGCCTTAACAGGTCAGACATACTTTACATTACAGACTACCGACTTAGGTGACAATATTACTGCGTTTATGAAACCTGCTACTTTCTCTGTTGGAGAGAGGATTTATCAAGGTGCTTCTACATCATCATATACTGCATTTGGAATGATCAAGAATTGGGATGCTTCTGGTCGTGTTGTTAGTGTAGAAATCGTAGAGGGTGAATTTAAAGTAGGTGAACCTGTATTTGGTGAGGAGACTGCTGCATTTGGGCAGATTCATGAGTTTACTAGGGCAGATGCTGTATTCGAGGTTTCTCCTATTAGTATCTCAGCAACTACCTGGGAGAGGACAACTGGTTTCTTAGACCTTAACGAACAAAGGTTATATGATAGTGACAGATATCAGGAATTTTCATATGACATATCGTCATCTATCAACATTAATGATTGGAAAAGTCCACTTAAGTTTGCTGCTCACCCAGCAGGTTTCAAAGTTGTTGGTACACAAATACTATCACAAGGAACTACTAAGGACTATAGAGCAAAACCAACTCTCAACTTAAATGCAGGTAATTCATATGACTGGTGGGTTCCAAGTACAAATAGTTTAGGAACTACATTCAATGGTACAACATATGTGATTCCAAAGCCATCTGCAAAGGCAACTGGTAAGTTATCTGTTATCAAAAACTTCGCTCTTGGTAAACCTGACTATAGTGCTGCTGTTCCAACTGAGATACAGGTGTTTGGTAAACAGTTGTTAGACATTCAGAAGATCTTATCTTGTATCGCATATAAGATTGATGATATTAGTGATAGGTCATTATCCTTTGATGGATCTTCATCTACTGTAGTTGATACATCTCAAAATCGAATTACTCTCACAAGTCACAATCTAGTTGAAGACCAACGTGTCATATACAACTCAGGTGGTGATAGATTCCAAGATGCTAGAAATCTAATTATCTCAAATATTGATTATATCGTAGAAGAGACTATTGGTTTCTTAAATGCTACATATCCAAGTTTAAATTATAATTCAGCAACCTGTGCTAGAGACACAAGACTAGTTGTTGCTGCATGGGCAAATGATTTAAGATATGGTGGTAACTTCTTCTCACTATCTGCTGCTAACGCATATGTTGGTGCAGTTGTACCATTAGGTAATGCTTATATTGATGCTGCTAATCTACTCAAAGACAATAAGAACTTGATTGCTGCTGAAGCAGTTCATTTAATGTTGAATGATCCTACTGTTGGTATTGCATCTGGTTATCCTGGCGTACCTGGTGGAGATCAAAACTGTATTGATGATATTGTTGATGTAGTTGAAGCAATTGCCTACAACTTACAATATGGGTCAAATAGTGAAGTATGGGATGCTGCAAATTACTATGTAAACACAGTACACCTAGATGGTGAAGAAACACAATCAGTATGGGCGTTTAACAAGGCAAAAGAGTTAGCAGCGAATATCATCGTTAATACTCCAATTACTATTCAAGGAACTCATGGTTATACTCAAGTTACTAATACTGGTGTCACCTTTGATGCTGCTATCTGTGCTACAGTTGATGCTGCAATGGACACCCTCTTTAATATTGTTACCACTGCTATTAGTTCTGATAGTCTTACTACTGTAACTAGAACCAATCCTGCGAATCATATCTTACACATCGAAGGAGAGGAGAGTGAGACCATATATGCCTTCAACAAAGCAAGAGACCTCTGCAACCTTGCTATAGTCAACAACCTACCAATTGGCACATACACGACTATAAACCCAGTAGTTGACCTCAGTATTACGGTAGCCTCAGACAGTTGTGCAACTGTCACAAGTGCCATCACATCCTTTGCAAAAATCATCACTGATGGTATTGATAATCCATCTACATTACCTGAACCAAATATAGGTAATTATCCTGATGTAAGAACTGGCACTCCTATTACAGGATTGACAAATGGTAATGCATACTATGTGAAATACATTGATGCAAATACTGTAGAACTTAGAGAAACACCAGGTGGAACTTCAATTAACTTAAGTGCTGTTGGATCAGGTGGTGGTCACACAATTAGATCTTTTATTGATGGTACAAATACACAATTTAAGTTAGCTAACAATGGTTCTCCAATGTCTACTAGGTTGGGCAAAACACCCGATAAGAATCAACTATTTGTTATTGCTAATAGTATAGTACAAAATCCAGAAAATTATACTTACGCTAACGATGTTATAACATTTAACAAACCATTATTGAGTGGTACAACTGTACTAGCGATGTACTATGATCGTGCAAGTTATACAGGTAGTTTCCAGTTAGATCAAATTGGAGATGAGATTAAGACATTTGGTGCAATAACACCAGGTAACGGATATTCAAATGGAACTTATATCAATGTACCATTAAAGAATAATCT